ATGACTAAGTTCCACCACGCGCCCCCGCCGGCGTTCTCGCCCGAGCGCGACACCGAGTACCTATCCGAGGGTGAAGAAATAGCCCGCGTCGCCCACCTCCTCGGCCTGGAACTTATGCCCTGGCAAAAGCACGTCGCAGACATCGCGACCGAGTACACGCTCGACGATGAGGGGAACCGAATCTACCACTACAAAACCGTCCTAGTGACTGTTCCCAGGCAGTCAGGGAAAACGACGCTAATGACCCCCGTCCGGCTCCACCGCATCATGACCCGCCCCGGCATTGACGCGTTCTCCACCGCGCAGACCGGCAAAGCCGCCCGGGACCGTATCCTCAAAATGGTCGAAACCGTCGAAACCTCCCCGCTTGCCCCGCTGTTTAAGTCGCTTAGGTCGAATGGGGCCGAGGGACTCCAGGTGCGCTCCACCCGGTCCCGGCTCGTGCGATTCTCCCCCGTCGCCGGCGCTATCCACGGCGAAACACCCTATTTTGTAGACCTTGATGAAATCTGGAAATTCACCGCCGAACTCGGCGACACGTTGCTAGGTGGCATCCGCCCGTCCATGATCACATTGGGCAACCGGGCGCAAATCTGGATGGTGTCCACCAAAGGCACCGCGCAAAGCGACTTCATGAACCGCTACATCGAAGCCGGCGAAAAAGGCACCGACCACTCGCTCGCATATTTTGCCTGGCAGATGCCAGACGGCGCCGACCCCGACGACCCCGCCACATGGTGGCGTTTCCACCCAGCCCTGGGAAACACAATCAGCGAGGACACCCTCCGGGAGGACATGTACGCCGACGGCATGACATACGGCGAACGCATCCGCGCCTACATGAACCTCATCACCACGACGCAGGACGCGATCATCCCCGCCGAAACCTGGGACGACATGAAAGCAGAACCGGCACCGCCGGCCTTGTCTGACGTCGCCGTTGGTGTGGAGGTCGCCGCCGGCGGCACGTGCGCCGCCGTTGTCGCCGCATGGCGCACCGACAACTCGCACCCGCATGTGCATGTGCTCCACCAGGCACCCGGCACCGCCTGGGTTGCCCCATACCTGGAAAACCTCCACACTCACCACGGCGTGGAATGGGTGGCCGCCGACGATGGCGGCCCCGTCCGAGCCATCACCGACGCACTCGCACCCCTGGACGAATCCAAACCCGAAACCGTCCCCGTCCGCCGGCTCTCGCTCCCCCAGCGGCAAACCGCCGACGTGACACTATTGACGGCCGCGCGCGATGAGCAATCCCTCACGCATGACGGCTCCCAGGCGCTCGCCCAGGCCGTCGCCGCCGCACAACTGCGCACCTCCAACGGCGTCGAGCGCATCGACCGGGATAAATCATTGGGTCCCGTGCCCGCACTCATCGCGGCATCCGTCGCACTGTGGGCCTACGATCACCCCGCCGACCAGGGAGCAGAAATCCCCATACTCTAAGCACCGCCAGTGTCCTCGAATGTCCCCGTTTGTCCTCGAATGTCCCCGTATGTGACAAAAAACTAGGCAAACCGGGCCGGTGGCTCGCATGGTTATCGCCATGAACCTCACACGCGCACTCGCACACGCGTTCGGCATCCGCGAAGCCGAAACCCCGGCGACGCCCGCCGGCGTAGTGCCACCCCCGCGTGGCACCGCCGGGCCCGTATCGCCCACGCAGGCGACCACCGTCGCCGCAACACACCGCGCGCTTCAAGTGCTCGCAACCTCCGCTATGCAACTCTCGCTCGACGTCGAGCGAAGCGGGCAGGTGCTGGAGGGTGCCGAGGTCCCGGCGCTCGTGCGCCGGCCGAATCTCGACATGACCCGCTCCGAGTTCGTGGAAACCCTCGTGCTCGCTCTCGCCGGGTACGGCAACGCGTACATCTTCCGTGAGGGTGGGCCGACCCTCACCGAGACCACACAACTCACCCCCATTGCCCCGTACCTCGTCACCCCGTGGAAAGACGACGCCGGGAATGTGCACTACGACTACGACGGCCGCACCTACGGGCCCGACCGCATCCGCCACCTGAAATACCTTGCGATGCCCGGCCAACTCCTGGGAGTCGGCCCCATCCAGGCCGCCCAGCAGGCCATGACCTCCGCCCGGGACATGAGGGACTATTCAGCGCAGTGGTGGCAACACGGGCAACCGGCCGGCATCCTCTCCACCTCGAAGAACCTCACGGATGAGGAACTCGCCCGCTACCGCGACGCCTGGAACCTCGTAGACAAAAACGGCCAGCCACTCCCCGCCGTGAACAACCCATCACGGGTTCGAGTCATCGCCGGCGACCTCGAATACACGCCGCTATTGATCTCGCCGAAAGACTCCCTATGGCTTGAAGCCCAGGCGTTCGACACTCTCGAAATCGCCCGAATCTTCGGGATGCCCACATCCCTCATGCTCACCGCCCCCGAGGGCTCGTCAATGACCTATCAGAACGTCGAGCAGGAATGGCTGGCGTTCGTGAAATTCACGCTCATGGCGTACCTCCGCAAAATCGAGGACGCCTTGACCGAAATGACACCACGCGGGCAAACCGTGCGATTCAACCTCGAAACGCTCCTCAGGTCCGACACCACGACCCGATATGCCGCCCACGCGACCGGCATTGCCGCCGGGTTCCTCACCGTCGATGAGGTCCGCCGCATCGAAAACCGCCCACCCCTCGACCCCACCACCGCTCCCGCTAAGGACGAAACAAATGAACATGCAACGCCGCAATCTTGAAATCAAAATCCGCGCCGCCGACTCCGGCAGAACATTTACCGGCATCGGCGTGCCCTATGGCGAAACCATCAACCTATGGGGCGAGCGCGAAAGGTTCGAGCCCGGCGCTATCTCGCTCGACCCCGACTCCCCCGCCCTCGTCCTCTGGCGACATGACGAACCAATTGGAGTCATCACCGAGGGCCGCGACACCGAAACCGGCTACGAAATCACCGGACGACTCTCCGACACCGCGCGCGGCCGCGAAGCCGCCACGCTCCTGGCCGACGGCGTCATTAGTCGCCTGTCTATCGGGTTCCAGCCCGAGGAATACAAGATCGAAGCCGGCGACGATCACATTGACACCATCGTCCACACCAAAGTTCGAGCCCTCGAGTTCTCGCTCGTCCCATTCCCCGCATATTCACAAGCAAAGATCACTGACGTTCGTGAAAACAACCGAAAGGAAACCCCCACCATGACCACAACCACCGCCCTAACCCGCGCCGACATCGACCCGCTGGAAACCGCTCTCCAGGATGTTGAGCGCGAACTCTCCCAGCTCAAAAACACCCAGCGCGCCCAGGGCCCGCATGAGCCCTACTTCCGCTCCATCGGCGACTACCTCAAAAAGGTGGCCACAGGTGATGAAACCGCCCTCCAGATGCACCGCGACTTCGCCGGCCAGACCACAGACGGCATCATCAAGTCCGAAACCTACCTCGGAGAGTTCATCACCTGGGTGCAGGACCGCCGCAAACTCATCAACTTGTTCGATTCTGGAGCCCTGCCCGCCAAGGGCATGAGCGTGGAATATGTCCAGCTCAAATCCGAGACTCTCCAGGCCGGCAAGCAGACGGCCGAGGGCGAGAACCTGCCCGGACCTGGCGAGGTCAAACTCGCCACGAAGTCCGCCGCCATCGACACCTACGGCGGCTGGACCCAACTGTCCCGCCAGTTGATCGAGCGCTCAGAACTCCCCTACCTGGACTCCATGCTCAAGGCGCTGGGACTCCGCTACGCCAAGGCCACGAACGACGCCATGCGCACCGCGATTCAGCAGACGATCACCAGCCAGGCAGACCAGGCAATCACCCTGCCAGCAACCGCAACCATCTACGACTGGCGCGACGCCATCATTGACGCCGCCCAGCGCTACAGTGACACCGGGTTCACCCTGGAGGGACTCCTCGTGAGCACGGACATGTTCAAAGCGCTCCAGCGCCTGGAATACGCAAACGTCCCGGCCCTCACCGTCCGGCCCGGCGATGAGTTCTCCGGCTCCCTCAACCTGCCCGCCGGTGACGGCGACATTGCCCGCCTGCCCGTCACATGCATGTTCGGCGAAACCCCCGCCGGCACGGCCGCATTCTATGACTCCTCCGCCCTCAAGACCCTGGAGTCCGGAAACGCCCCGGTGCAGTTGCAGGACGACAACATTATTAACCTGTCCCGGGCATTCTCCCTGTACGGCTACCTCACCGTCATTGCACCATTCCCGGCGGCCATCGTCCCCGTTAAGGCGCAGGCATGACACTCGCCGACTACGTCCGAGCCGACCCGCGTGACGCGGCGTTTGTGACCGAGTGCGAGCAAACCGCCAGCGAACTCGTCACACGCCGCGTCGGTGGGGCGGCCGTACCCGAAAGCGTCCTCCATGCCGCCGTCATGGAGGTGGGTGCGAACCTCTTTCAGCGCCGCATCTCCCGCACCGGGCAATCATCGTTCACGGACCCTGAGACGATGGGGAACCCCCACCTGCCAGCGCTCGACCCACTCACGCCGGCGTGGCCGTTGTTGGCACCGTATTTAGGGCCGGGCATCGCATGATGGAAATACTGGAGGAAATCCACGCCCACGCGGCGGCGGCGCTCGACGGCCTGGGAGTGCGTGTCACCTCCGACCCTGTTGAAGCCACTACGGCGCTCCAGGCCGGCGCAGCGGCTCTCCTGATCTTGCCGTCCCCGTCGATCACCTGGAAAACCGCCACATGGCGAACACTCGAATGGACACTCTGGGCACTCGCCCCCTCACGTGACCTCCAGGACGCCGCCGCCACGCTTGAAGCCATCCTCGACGCCCTCGGGCCCACCCTCCTGCCAAGCGAAGCCCGCGCCCAGTCCTACGACATCGGATCCGAAACCATCGCAGGCTACGAAATCACCCTGACCACCGAAACCACCGCATAGAAAGGCAAGAATGATGACACCCACAGCCCACAAACTCGGCCCCGGAATCCTCAAATTCGGCGAAACCGGCTCCGAGCAGGAGTTCTCCTCGCAGGTCACCAAGTGCGAATTGAACCCCTCCTACTCGGACGCAGAAACCACCCCCGTGCTCTCTGGCGACTCATATACGGATGAGGGCGACTGGGAGGGCACGCTCTCGGGCGAGTTCCTCCAGGAATACGGCGCAGAATCACTCATCGCGTGGTGCTGGCAAAATCGCAACAAGATCGTGCCGTTTGAGTTCAAGCCCCGCTCCGACCAGTCCATTGGGTTCAAGGGCAAGGTTCAAGTGCTCCCCGTAACTGTCGGTGGCGACGTGCGCACCGCGAACACCACCGAGTTCGAGTGGAAGATCACCTCAGAGCCAGAAATGACGACCGGCACGGCGGCATGAACAGAAAGGGCGCCGTAGTCCAAATCGAGGGAGCCCGCGAACTTCGCCGGCAACTCAAAGCCGCCGGCGATGACCTCAAGGACCTATCGGCCGCTCACCGCAAGGCCGCCGACATCGCCGCCCGCGCCGCCCGGACCGCCGCCCCCGTCAAGACCGGCCGCCTGGCCGGCTCTATTAGGGCGTCGGGCACGAAAACAGCCGGCATCATCCGCGCCGGCCGTAAGGCCATCCCCTACGCGAACCCCATCGAGTTCGGCTGGGCCGCCCGAGGAATCAAAGCCCACCCGTTCCTCACCGTCAGTGCGAAACGCACCGAGCCCGTTTGGGTGCCCATCTACATGCAAGAACTCGAAAAAACACTCGACAAAGTCAAAGGCAAATAACCATGAAACAGAACCTCACCACCGTCGAAACCATCGACGGCAAGACCTACGGCCCCGTCCGCATCCTCTTCGCAGACAAAATCCGCCTGGAGGACACCATGCGCCACAACGGCTGGACCCTCGCCGACAACGACGCAAGGTGCACCGCGTTCCTCTCCTGGGCCGCCCTGACGCGCCTGGGACTCACTGACCTCAAGTTCGATGACTGGCAGGCCACCCTGGCAGACATCGACTTCCAGGCAGGCGTGGAAGCCGAATCGGACCCTACACCGGCGGCTGTGCCCGCCTCCTAACCCTCCTCGCCATGCGCACCGGAATACCGGCCCGCGCATGGCTGGCCGAGCCGCCCGAGATTCTCGACACCGCGATAGAGATTCTGACCAACACCCTAGAAATGGAGGAAAGTCGCAATGGCTAAATCTGCCATCTTGTCCGTCCGCATCCTCGGTGATGCCAAGGGCGCGACCCAGGCTATGGGCGAGGTCGAATCAAAATCCGGGAGACTCTCGGGCGCACTCGCCGGCGTGGGCAAAACGCTCGCCATCGGCGCAGCCGCCGGCGCGGCCGCCCTCGGTGGGCTCGCCGTGGCCGGTGTGAAAGCCGCCGGCGACCTGGAGCAGTCCCAAGGCGCCGTAGACACTGTGTTCAAGGGCTCGGCCCAGCAAATGCACGAGTACGCATCAACCGCCGCCACCCAACTCGGACTCACGGCGAACGAATACAACGAACTCGCCACCGTGATGGGCACCCAACTCAAAAACGGCGGAACCAGCATGGAGGACCTCGCCGGCAAAACCAATGAACTCATCGGCGTCGGAGCCGATCTTGCATCCATGTTCGGCGGCACCACCGCCGACGCCGTTGGGGCCCTATCCTCGGCCCTCAAGGGCGAACGCGACCCCATCGAGAAATACGGAGTCTCACTCAAGCAAGCGCAGATCGACGCGAAAGCCGCAGAACTCGGATTCCAAAAGGTTGGCGGCTCGTTGTCGAATGAAGCGAACCAGGCCGCAACCCTCGCCCTCATCATGGAGCAGACCGCCGACGCACACGGAAACTTCGCCCGCGAAACCGGCACGTTCGCCGGACAGGTGTCCATTCTCAAGGCGCAGTGGGGGAACTTCGTCACTCAGGTCGGCCAAGCCCTCCTGCCTGTGCTCACTCAACTTATGGGGACGATTACGGGCAATGTGATGCCCGCTGTGTCGGCCCTGGCCGATATGGTGGGGCCGCTCCTGACGTCCGCGATGGAAGCCGTAGGGCCCGCGATCACGGGCTTCATTGATTCTCTAACGTCCATCGGGACGGCCGGCGCCCCGATGCAAGCGACCCTCGGGCCGCTCTCTACCATGTTTCAGGCTGTCGGCACGGCGCTATCGGGCATTATGCCGACTCTGGCTCAGGTGGGCCAGCAACTGTTGCCCGTGATCGCTGGAGCCGCTCAGTCACTCACCGCCGGGTTGGCTGTCATGGTGTCGCGGGCGCTCCCGCCGATCATTGGCATCATTAACCAGGTCATCCCGATTCTGTCGAATATCGCGGCGGCCATTCTCCCGGCCCTGACGTCCGCTATCGCGTCGATCATGCCCTATGTAGGGCAGGCCGTCGCCGCCATTGGTGGCGTGGTGTCCATCCTCGTGGACATGCTCACCCCCGCGATTAACGCTCTCCTGCCCATTGTACAAACCGTCCTCGGTGGGGCCGCGAACATTGTTCAGGGTTCGCTGTCCCTCATCACTGGGTTATTTACAGCCCTCGGGCAACTCCTTACCGGAGACTTCTCCGGTGCGTTTGAGACGATGAAAAACGCCGCGTCCAAGGCGATGAACTTACTGTCTAGCGGCGTTACTAAGATTCTCTCCGGCATCGGCTCTTTCCTGTCCGGGTTCGGCACCGCCATCGTGTCGCTGTTCCAGCGGGCGTGGGACCTCGCAAAATCAGCCGTTATCAATGGTGTCTCCAACGTTGTCAACACGGTTAAAGGCTTGCCCGGCAAGGTGTTGTCGGGCCTGGGCAACGTCGGTAATCTCCTCCTGTCGGCCGGTAAGGACATGGTGCAGGGCATGATTAACGGCATCGGTTCAATGGGTAAGGCGCTCTGGGACTCCGCGAAAAACATTGTGTCGGGCGCCGTGGATGCCGTGAAAAACTTCCTGGGTATCCATTCACCCTCCAGGCTTATGGCGAAGATCGGTCGGCAAACCGGCCAAGGCTTGATTAACGGGCTTGACGACATGGCCGCCCCGGCCGCCCGCGCGATGAGCGACCTTATAACCGTCCCACCTGTGCCCACCCTCAGCGTGCCCAGCGTGCCCGGTGGTCGGGCAACTACCGCGCCGGCGCAGATCGTCAACATCACCGTCAATGGTGCGCTAGATGCTGACTCGGTCGCCCAGCAGATCGAAACGCTCCTGACACGACACGCACGCCGCCATGCCGGTGCCCGCATCGAAAGGGCCCGCGCATGACGTTTGACTGTTCCCTCACCATCGCCGGTGTGGAAATCGCAACCACCCCGGACGCACTCCACCAAGGCATTCCCACCGCGCTCGACGGCCTGTCAATCCCGTGGGGTAGGCAAACCCGCCTGGACCAGCCCACCTCATCAACCATGAGCATGCGAATTGCCGTGCCCACCGCCGCCGTGGCCGACACTGTCACCCAGATCGCCCCGGGCGAGCGGGTAACCGTGACCGCTACCTCCACAACCGAGGTCACACACGAAACCATCATCCAGCGCGGCTACCAGACCATCACCCAGACCGCGCCGGCCTACTATGCTCCCGGCCCCACCCAACCAGACGGTGCAAACCCCGCCGCCTGGGACCACCTACCAACCGCCGCGCGCGGAGCATTCTACACCGCCACACTCAATGTAACGGCGCTCCCGCCCACCGCCCGCGTGCGCATCTACCCTGTGTACTACACGGGACCGTGGGAGCAGGCCGCGACCCTCGGCCCAGAAATCGCCACCGCCACCCGCGCCGGGACAATCTCCGCGACGTTCACACCCGATGCCGCATACCAGGGAAACTGGGTAAGCATCGCCCTCCACATCTCCCCGGCCGGCCCGCAATGGTTCACCATGACCAACACCTGGGGAACATACACGCAGACGTGGGCAGACCTCGCCCGAACCACCATCTCAAACCTGGCACTCACCCGTGACGGAGCATCCTCCAAAACCTCCACAGTGTTCTATGGCCGTGTATCTGACGCCGTCCTCAAATGGTCCGACACCCTCGACATGCCCACCCTCAGTGTCACGGCCGTGGACTTCACCGCCGAACACGCAAATATGCGCATCGGCTCCGACCCCTGGCCAGTCGAGACAGCCGCCGCCCGCATCGCCCGCATCATCGAAACCACCGGCCAGAAAATCACGACAGTCATTGACCCGGCGCCCGGACGCATGACACTCGCGCCCATCGACGTGGACTCCCAGTCACCCTCCACGCTCCTCAAGGACGTCGCCACCTCCACCGGCGCTATCCTCTGGCCCTCAGCCCACCACACATTGGGCGAGTATTACCGACTGGAGGACCTCAACGGGCGCATCAGTCTCTACACGCTCCACCAGTCCGCCGACGGAACCGCATACCTCGACGTATCCGCCAAAGGCGCAACCGAAATCCCAGCAAACACAATCGACCGCGCCCTCACCATCGAACGCGACACCACGGACCTGGCAACAGTGGTCACAGTCGACTGGAGTGAGCAAACAACCGACCCGGACGGCACGATCTCCCAAACCTCCAGGACCGCGACAGCGACTGACCCCGACCGGCTAGGCCAATACGGTTATCGCAGTCTCCACATCACCACAGACCTCAATAGCGAAACGCAAGCCGCGACGCTTGCCGCCCAGACGCTCGCACGCTCCGCCGCCGGCGGCTGGACCATCCCGGCCGCGACCTGGGATACAACCCGCCCCGGCTCGACTGACGCAGCTATTGCCCAGGTGCTCGACGCCACGACCCGCATGGGGCTCCCGATCATTCTCACCGGCGTCGATGACTGGGTTCCAGGCGCCCCGAACATTCCCGTGTATCTCGACGGCGGCTCATACACCTACCAAGACGGCCACTGGACCCTGAACCTCCAACTCACAAGGGCGGCAACGCCCGGCCAATCAATCCTGTGGCGACAACTCCCCGCCACGCTCACATGGGCCCGGATGGGCACCCTCACGTGGGCTGACCTCTCATCCGTATCTGCATAGAAAGGACCTCATAATGTCTGGCGTAACAAGTAAACAGCGCCTGCCGTACCCCACATCCTCAGACCGGGTTTCCGAGTATCCGACGCTGGCACGCCAGCTCGCCGATAGGCTCGACAGCATCCTGCAGGAGCTGGAGACAACACCCTGGGAGCCCCTGCCACTGGCAACCGGCTGGAGCGCTGTCAATGGTCACACGCCCCGCATCCGCAAGCTAGGGGGCACCGTATGTATTGAGGGAGCAGTCATGCGCAACGCTGGTGGCTTCCTCGATAAAATCGTGACGATCCCTAAGAAATACTTGCCATCATCCGGCACTCAGTTTGTCGGCTCATCGACTGCAAGAAAATCATCCGGTGCGTTTACGTTTGCACCGTCGGAACTATACATATCATGCGAAAAGGGCTACCTAGGGATCAATGACTATACCGGCGTGGACTCTGGCGCTGGCTGGATCCTGCCGCTGTCGTGCACATACGCGCCGAGGGCATGAGACATGGTCAATGCAGCAGTTACAGATACCGCCTGGAGCGCCTTGTTTACACCTGGTCGCCCCTACGGGCCGCCACTGTTTATCTACATGCACCATTGGGGGACTGATGGGCAGCGACACCAGGATGTAGTCAACTTTCTCAGGCGCTGGGACGGCAACTCATCAGCCCACTACGTCGCATCAGCTGGGCGCGTGACTCAGCTCGTGCGTGATGAGGATATGGCCTGGCATGCAGGACCCGCAGGCAACCCCAGAGGCATCGGCATCGAATGCCGCCCCGAAATGAGCCCGGCGGATTTTGAGACCGTCGCTCGCCTGATCGCCTCGATCCGCAAACAGTGGGGACCACTATCCCTACGCGGCCACCGCGACGTAATGGCTACGGCCTGCCCAGGCCGCTGGTACGCGCAGCTAGCCCGGCTGGACCAGCGGGCGCGGGCCTACCAGACCGGAAAAGCAACCTATACGAAACCTGCGGCTAACCTGCCGCGACCTCAAAGGAAAGGACAGAACGAAATGCTCATGATCCACATACCCACAAAACCTGGGAGCAAGGAATACCTCTACGGAATCCTGGGACCCAACTTTTTCTTGAGATTCACCGGAGTAACCGTGGCCAACGGCTTCGCCCGCCAAATCGGCTCATCCTCAGTCGAAGTCAATCAAGCATTCTGGGAACACTGTGCTAAGGCCGCGCTCACCGGCACCAACATCCCCGAAACCGACCTAAAGAAACTGGGCATCAACCCCGAGGACATCATCCGATGAACACCACACCAAAACACTCCGCCGACCAGCCGACACCCCGCATCCTCACCTGGCTCACACCCCAGGTCCGTCGCTGGCTGTACGGGATACTGACCGCGCTAGTCCCGCTCCTCGTGGTGTATGGGCAGATCGAAAGTGACGCTGCAGCACTGTGGATAGCACTAGGGGCATCCGTACTCGGAACCGGCACGGCACTAGCCCACACACCAGGAGGTCGTGGCGAATGACTGGACATGAGATCGCCGAGATCATCCAGGCGCTAGGCGGCTTCGGTGGTCTCGGTGCGATGATCGCCTCATTCATCACCACCAAGAAGATCAAAACCGTCAAGGCCGACACAGAACAACTCAGACCCAACCACGGCTCAACAGTTGCCGACTCCATCCGACGCATTGAGGACTCGGTGCACTCCGTCGGCCACCAAATTGGTGAGGTACGGACAGACCTAGCGGATGAGCGGCGCGACCGGCGCGCCTGGGACGAGTCGCTCTCAGACCGGGTTCAAGCCCTCGAAAGCAAGCGGCGCTAACGGGCGGCTCGGTGGCCACGCCCGGGCCGGTTTCGCATCCATTCCTCGATGATCTCACGGGTCCAGCCGCGCACCGCGCGATCACCGAGCCCAACCAGTACATCTGGGGCCGGGAGTCGCCCCTCCTTGCCGTATTGCTTAGCCGTGCCCACGGTGATACCGGCGATCTCCGCTAGATCGGAAATTCCTAAATACCGAACCGTCATGACCCCTCCCTCGGTATTGGCGATGAGGCCCTCACCCACCACATGGCGGGTGAGGGGATTACTCAACGGCGACGATGGCGGCCATTGCCCGGTAGGACTAGACCTACCAGAGTGACCAGTGCTACTATCGAAGCCGGAAGAGCAATCAGAATCCTAATGATGTCGAGAATCATCAGTATTCCTTCCTCTTCGCCACCCCCGGTTGCCGCCGGGGGTTTACTTTGTCGGCAGGGGTTCCTGCCAACAATTAAATAATACTACCTAGTAGGCAGTATTGCAAATTGGGAGGGCACTAAACCGCCGCCGTGTCTACCGCGCTTCTCAGCACATCGGTGTCTACCGCGCAATATCGCTGGGTTGTCGCCACACTCGAATGACCGAGCAGACGTTGCACCGCGAGCAAATCGTGAGTCTGTCTATTAACTACGGTGGCGAATCTGTGTCGCAACATGTGCAAACTGACGTCCTCCGGGAGGTAGCGGCGGGCGATCTTTGCCACGTGCCGCGCCGTGAGGTGCGTCCCAGCAGGTGACGGGAGTAGCCATCGGCGCCGGTCCAGATATGCGACCACCTCGCGCCCGAGGGAGTCCGAGAGTGGCACCATGCGGACCTTGCCGCCCTTGCCATGCACGACAAGTGTTAGCCCGGCTATATCTTCGATAAGGTCCGACGCCGCGACTTGTGCAATCTCAGCACGGCGCAATCCCGCTTCCGCCGCAAGCCTTAGCACTACGCGCGCCCGCGCGTCCGCAATCGACAGCGCTTCTCGATACGCCCGTTCGTTGGCCGGGCGTGGGACCGCCGGCCCAGGCGCAACCGTCGGCAAGTTGTCGGCCGGGTTCGAGTCAATTAAGCCAGACTCATGCGCCCATGTGAAAAAGGCGCGTAGGCTCGCATACGTGGAGCGCCTTGTCTCTCGACTCCATTCATTCTCGCCGGCCCAGCGTTCCACGTGTGCGGCCGTGACCAGCGCCGGCGCTCCGACTTTGGCTTGCCGAGAGAATCGGCGTAGATGCTCTGTTCTTGTTTCAATCGTTTGTGGGGAACGTCCGGCCGCTCGCAATGATCGTTCCCAATTGTCAAGCGCATTAGCCCATGCGGGCGTTATTGAGTATTGCTTCATTGCAATAATTTTGGCTAGGACGCGCGGGCCGCGCGATATGCAGCAAAATCAATGACTTGTGCGCTGAAAGACCACGGATCAGAAGGGTTGGGGGTTCGAGTCCCTTCGAGCGCGCAGCGGCCCCGCTCGGTGCGATCCACCGGACGGGGTTCTGCGTATTTCACCACCGTGCACGTTGAAAAACTCATCGGCGGACAACCCGAAAATATCCGCGAGTTCTCCCAGTTGATCAATCGACCACGGATAGCGTCCGTTCCATCTTCCCGACATTGTTGCTCGCGGCAGTCCCATTGCCGTTGCCAGCGTCTTTTGTGTGAAACCACGCCTCGCCGCCTCAGCCCGGACATTCCCGGCGACGATCTCAGACAGCGAAACATTCTCTTGAACTAGTGCGTTGCTCATGGCTCAAAGTGTACAAGATATTGAACAGATGTGTATAGTTTTGACTATACTCCGAGATTCAGCACATCAACATCAGTTCTACATATGGCACATGTCATCACTATGACACCGGTGCAGACCTGCCTAACTGACTGACGCTGTTCACGCATGCCGAGACGGTGCAGACGTCACAGTGAATCTATTCGTTGTGACATTTTTGGTCGAAAAAGGCTATTTTTTGGCCATTCTGAGCACTTTGCGTAGCAATGAATTCTTTCAGTGTGACGTTTTTGTCTCGCAATCGTCATCGTGTCACCCCGTCTACTCAGAGGCATCGAGGACGAGTCCATGCACCCGGAAGTGCTCAAACGATGAGAAGCGACGGTGATACCGGCAACCCGGGTTAGTCCTGAAAGACTCAAGAATCGTTCTGACAAGTGCAACTCCAAAGGGGTCTTAGGGAAACGCTCCCGAGCCGAAAGGCTCGGGAGCACCCTCCTACTCCGTGGGAGCCTCCGGCTTCCTGCGCTTGAGAACCGTTGAAACCTTTTCAACGAGATTCACAAGTGCTAGAATTGAAGCCGGAATGGAGAGTAGGAACTTGATGAGGTCGATCATCAGTTTTCCCCTTTCCCTAACCCCCGGCGGCTACCGGGGGTTTCCGTTGTCACCGGGGTTCCGGCAACAAGACAATAATGCCCACTATGTGAGGTATTGCAAGTGTCGAAAACTAGGCAGCCGCCGCATCTGCCGCACTCCGTAGAACGTCAAAGGGCGCCTGATCAAAGATTCAGCGACACCAACCAGCGCTCGTCCTCGTCAAGAAAAGCACGACAACGCACGGACGTTGCCCGAAGGCCATTGTCGGCACGCATCTGCTCAAGCGCAGATGCAGAATCCTCATGCGAAAGGCTGCACAGGACATATCCAAGGGACTGGATCTCAAGATATCCGGAAGTCCCACCCCCGCGGATCGAGGCGATGGAATGGAACTCATGGCCGGACTTCTCGCGATGATCGCTCCATCGTTCTTTACGCGCGCGCCGCTCGATCGCGCGGTCAACTTCTGCGCTTTGCGGGATCGTCAGCCACCGATCCGACTCAATGACCATGAGCGTCGGCTCGTGCACTCCGAAAAGTTTCTGAAAGAAATCCACGCCCCCAGTGTGCCATGTTTCCTTTACCGCGCGTACCCACGTCACAGCGGATTCCCCTGGTGGAAAGCACGCCGAAGACGAGGCAGGAAAATCAGCGCGTCGGTGGAGGACACTCGGTTCAAGCGCCTCATGCCTCAACACGAGAGTCAGCGCCTCCCCGCGCAGGGGACCAACGATGGGGCAATGGTGCGGGATGCGTTGCAGCTCAGCGGCGCCGTCCGCGTGGTGGAACAACGACCCACGGGTCCCTCGACATCGCTCGAAGCCCCTCAATCCCCAAAGCCTCCGCGATGTCAGCGGCGCACCGCGCCCTCGAAACCCCCAGGGACTCCCCAATCCATTCGACAACATCACCAACCGACCATCCCTCATCGGTAAGTTCAGCTAAAGTCACCGCTCCATCGCGTTTCGCAAGCCTCTCCCCCGCTGAATTCACAGCCAGAGGAACATGGATGTACGTCGGTTCAGGCGCTCCCAATGCCCAGAGCAAAGACGCCTGACCGGGCGACTGTGCAAGCAAGTCATCACCGCGGACAACCTGGTCAATCCCCTCAAACGCATCATCAACCGTTGCTGCAAGGTTATACGCGGGAACCCCGTCAGCCCGCTGGACAACAAAATGATCAACCGTGCCCGCATACTCCCCGGCGAGCTCATCCACCACTGTCCATTGATCCCTTGGAGCGCGGAAACGAAGAGCGGGAGCTCGTCCAAGTTCCGCTAGCCGTTCACGCTTCTCTTGTCGTTCGTCCTCGTTCAGATGAAGACAGGTTCCCGGATAGTGACCCGCGGGAACATGCGGAGCTGACGCGGCCTCGCGAATATCCTTGCGCGTGCAGTAGCACTCGAAAACAAGTCCACGCTCATGCAGTGTGGCAAGCGCACGCCGATGTGCCTCGGCTCGCGTCGTCTGGACGAGGACGGGGCCGTCCCAATCGAGGCCGATGCGGTCAAGATCCTCAAGCTGGCGCTGCGCGGCCTGATCGGTGGAACGCTGCGCGTCAATGTCTTCCATGCGGATGAGGAATCGCCGATCTGTGAGTCGGGCCCATGACCACGCGAGGATCGCCGTGCGGAGATTACCCAGGTGAAAATCACCGGTTGGCGACGGCGCAAAACGTCCCGCACCCGCGATCACGGTGTTGTGTCCTTCCGATTGATCGAATTTACGTTGCTCGCTCACTCAGACATTATCTCTCGCAGGTCCCGCTCGGTCCTTCTCCTGGAACGTGCTCACAGCAATCCGATATCACAGCCTCATTCGGGTACGCGTCATCGTCGACAGTCCCGGAGCAGCGGCTTCGTACACTGAGTGCATGCTGTCTTCGTCGAATGCCCATCGAATACCCATCGGCATAGTGAACCTTCCACCGTGGGCGTATGTGGCCGTTGGCGGAGGCCTGGGAACTCTCCTTCGAGCCATTCTTGACGAGGCCGCACGTCACACCGCATGGAATACGCACACATTCGTTACATGGTCAACGATCGCAGTCAACCTTGCGGGCGCCTTCTTTTTAGGTGCCGTTTCTGCACGATTGGCCCAATCATCCGATGCCGCTGCGTCAGATGCGTTTGCACCGGCACCGCCGGCATCAACGTCAACCTCAACGTCTGAGGGTGAACAGGCTGGTCCGTCCTCGTCAATTGAACAACTGTCAGCCTCGCCCTCGTCCCCGCCTTCCTCGGCGACGCACGAGCGCCTTCGACTCCTTCTCACCACAGGGTTCGCCGGCGGCCTCACAACGTACGGCACGATGATCCTCGCAGCGACTTCACATCTGGACACCACCACCTACCTGCACTCATTCATCCTCGTCTTCACGGGGGTTGC